TATCAATCGTTACATGGACTATGCGTATAGTTGGATTGGTTGGGGGCATCATGGTGCTCGCACTTCGTATGCTCATGATTATGCTTCCAAACTGATCACGGTAGAAGTTTGATAAAATAGAATATACAATAGAATAATAAATAGAGAGGAGTGTTGCTACTCCTCTTTTTTTATGTTCAATTTTAACTTCGGAAAGAAGAAACCAGATAAGAAGCAAATAATCCTTATAAGCGTCATACTCAGTGGTATCGTAGCAACCCTCTCCCAATGCACAGGAGCGCCCCAGGAGGCGCTCTGGGACCTTCTAGACGAGGTACAGAGGTCTCTGTTCCCAGGCACCATAATCAACGATGTCCTGCTCCAAGACCCTGGTGTGGTGGATAGAAGAGTTGAGAGAGATGTGGATAAAGCAATCAGAGAGTATGAACGCTTGACAAAGGACTCAGAACCACCTAGAGTACCTTTGCCCAGGTTGATTGAGAAAGATCCAGATGGCTCAGAGGCTCAAAGATTACTTGGTGGTGAAATGAGACTATGTGCTCCATGGGTTGACGATTGCCCTAAAGAACCTGTAAAATAGAATATATCGGGTAGGTGTCCGAGTGGTTAATGGAGGCGGACTGTAAATCCGCTGGCTCTGCCTACGGGGGTTCAAATCCCTCCCTGCCCACTTGCCGTGGTTCAAGACTTGAGATAGGATGCAGTGGGGCGCCTATCAAAAAGGATTGATTTAGATTCACAACCACACGGCATTTAGGGAATTATCTTGTAAAATAGCTCCGATGTTTTCCTCTTTGAGGTTTAGATTTTTTCCTTGACCGCTGCGGGTAAACGGTCAACCTGGGAGATTAGCTCAGTTGGTTAGAGCGCACGACTGATAATCGTGAGGTGCCAAGTTCGAGTCTTGGATTTCCCACTTGACAATCAAATCCTCAACTGATATGATTGTCTCATGGGTGTTGAGGGTCCAAACCTCAAGTAAATCCTACCCCTCCCATGCCTCTCACAGAAGCACAAACAGGGAGGTCTCTTGACTCAGTAGCTCAGTTGGATAGAGCATCTGCCTTCTAAGCAGTTGGTCGGGGGTTCAAGTCCCTCCTGAGTCGTTGGAGTTCATCTCCATATATAAAAGTGATAGAGGGTAAGCCTCTGTTATATCCTTATGAGGTATATTACGCTTACTCCATCATGCTTCAGTGGTGGAACGGTAGACACAGCGGACTTAGAATCCGCCGCCTTAAAAAGCGTGGAAGTTCAAATCTTCTCTGGAGCACTTGACAATCAAACTCAAAAGGTTTATGATTGTCTCACAAGCGGAGTTAGTTCAGCGGTAGAACGCTATCCTTCCAAGTTAGATGTCGTCGGTTCGATTCCGATACTCCGCTCTGAACCTTCGGGTTCTTAAAATGTGGTTCTGGGTGGAATTCCCAGCAGTTCCGTTAGGGACTGTCCTTTGTAGGTTCGATACCTACATCTTCCTTATGGGAGATAAGAACGGCTATTGGAAACCACCTCCTCTGGTAGTCTATTGGTAAGGACGGGTGGACAACACACATGGAAACTAGGTTCGATTCCTAGACAGAGGTACATTCCCTTATAGCTCAATTGGCAGAGCACGAAGCTGTTAACTTTGGGGTTCCTGGTTCGAGTCCAGGTGGGGGAGTTGGAAGTGATCCTGCGATAACCTCAAGAGCACTCCTTCCAACTAAAACCTAGAATATTTCTAGGTCAGGGGGATGGCCTCCCCTGTTTCGGGCGATTAACTCAGCGGTAGAGTGCCTCCTTTACACGGAGTAGGTCGGCGGTTCGAATCCGTCATCGCCCATTAGTGGTATAGTAATATGGAAATCAACGTATACGATAACAAAGGCAATGTATCAAATATCATAGAAGTAAATGATACATTAGAGTATGTAGATGGTAGAGTTAGTAAAGGTGACAAATATTATTACAAAGGATTAGGTCTTCCTTATCAGTGCCATCATATTCAACCAGAAGATATGTCTGATGAATATGAATTCATCGATGCTTGTGATGTTTTCTATATTGGTAATATAGTCTCTAAAAAGTCTTTCGCTGGAAAGTATGGTATCTTTCAAGAGAAATACCAAACCCACTTTACTGATTGGATTGGTGCTTGTGGTGTAAAAGAACTCAATATCTTTGAGAACTTATATGATGAAGGTGGATTTGAGTTAAGTGCTATTGATGTATTTGAATATCAAACCATTGATGAGGAGAACCAGCAATACTATCTTAAGGTTGATTATCCAGAAGGTAGAGATAACTATTTGACGAATCCAAATCCTAAAGAACTTAGAACATTGCTTGATTATATGATTCGGGAAGATTGGAATTTTCCTTGGGATAAAAACTCAATCTCAGATATTAACTCAAAATCAAAAGTAACAGATATTGCTGATATCTTTAAGTCATCAGATCTTTCTCATAAGATTGGAAGTGTATATTCTGTTCTTCAAAGTTTATATAAAGCAGACATAAACCAATACGCTGAGTTTTGTAATTTAAATTCTTTATCTCATTCTTCAAACAGAATTAGTTTTATTATCAATATCCTTGCTCTTTTGCAGTATAATGATATTGATATTAGATTCTTATATGACAAGACACCAATTGAAACTTATAAAAAAATAATTTTTGATTATCTAATTATTGGAAAGAACTGTGGTTTTTGTGGAGTTGGTAGTTGTAAAAGACGGGAAGACTCAAACAAATCATACGGAGAAGAAATTAGAGAAGAATATATTAGGAGAGCAAAACAAGAACTAAATATCTAAATACTTAAAAAAAGAGTAAGATGCAGACCTTATATAAGTTACTTTCTGATACTCAGGCAAGTCTTTTTGTTCTGTTTCAAAAGACTTGGGTATATCACTGGAATGTTGTAGGAGATGATTTCAAACAGTTTCATGATCTCTTTGGAGAGCAATATGAAGCAATGTTTGGTGAGATTGACAGAATCACTGAACATATGAGATACTTAAATGTAAAACCAGTTCCTACTCTTTCTAGAATTACTGAAGTATCCCATATCTCAGAAACAAATAGTGGACTAGATACTATGGGTATGGTTCGTGACTTGTTAGAAGGACACCAAAAGATTGTTGACCTTCTAACTCAAGTATCAGAAGAAGCAGAAACTCAAAAGTCAAAAGGAACTATTAACCTTGTTGATGATTTAAATGAAGCACACGGCAAATTTATCTGGATGTTAAGGTCATTTACGCAATGACAGGATTTATGAATTATGATTATCGTAAGATGCAAAGATTGCAATAGAGAAATAACTAGCACTAATAAAACACAAACTTGTGGTTGTTCAAATATGATGACTGTAAAGGGAGATGGTGTATCTGCTGTTGACTTAAGTAGAGTGGTTATGGTAAACTCTACACAGAAAGAACAAAAAAATGTTCTTTCATCATCAGACCTTGCCTATCAAGAGGCAAGAAGACAGCGAAAAGTCCGTAAATTGGATTTTGAAATTCGCTAAATCTTTGGAAAGGTGGTCGAGTGGTTGAAGGCTCCAGTCTTGAAAACTGGCGAAGTGAAAGCTTCCGTGGGTTCGAATCCCACCCTTTCCGTTACATAGAATACTGATTTAATATTTTCTTCAGTTTTCTGTATAGTAGTGTTACAAAACACTGACATTTGATTGACGTTTAAAATTGCGTGATTAGTATATAGTAGTACTACTACTAAAATCCCAATGGATCAACATACTTATGAGAATTGGGTGAAAATCAAAGCAACTTTTGAAGAGTCTGGGAACACTAATAACATGTTTTATTATAGAGCGTGTGAAATTGTAAAAACAAAAAAAGACCCTTTAGCAAAATTTCTTGGAGATGAGAAATGATGCATGAACAAGAAGAATTTATTACACGTTCTGAAGTTCAGGAGATGATTGATGCCGCAATACGAAGACACAACCGTAATGCTTCTATCATTAGTATGTGCGTCGGTTGGGTGGTTCTTGCTTTATTTGCTGAGGGACTTTTGAGATTAGTTGGAGTTATTCCACCATTACTGCCATGGCTCAAAATCACATTGAATTAATTGGAATAGTTTTCCTTTTGGTGTTTGCTGCCACCATGTTCTATCAAGGAACATGCATTTTGAGAAATCATCGTGGTTATTCTTTACGTGATTACATGAAACAAGACAGCGCAAATATGCGTAAAAGAATAGAAGACTTACTCAAGGACAAATGATTTCTTTAACGGAAAAAGATTTACGAGAACTACAACAAAGAGTTCTTCAGCAAAAAATGAATGAACTCTTTGAAGAACCATCAACTTACGAAGACGAGGATGAAGATGATTAAAACACTTTTTCTATTATCAACCATATATTTTTCTACGATTGGTCTGTGGATTTATTGGGGATTAACCCATGCATACCAACCATAAACAAAGATATAACTTTGCTATGTCTGCTTTTGTGAGAATGTATGGACACTCTGTGATACATAATCATGATATCAAGCAGTTCTGCACTGAATGGTCTAACTGGCAAGTAAATGCTCCATTATCAGGGCTTGACGAAGC